ATCATGAGCGTGGAAGCCAACGCCAGATTATATATCAGGGAAGTACGAGAACAATTCTCAATGGAGCAACTGGAGGAATGGAGAAAGAAAACTATTGGCGGCAAGAAGTTCTTTGCCTTCGATCACTTTGGTTCTATTGAGAATCATGAAATACTTGATCGGGTCAGGTTCATGGCCAAGGCTCTGGATTGTAAATGGATATTCCTAGATCACTTGTCTATCTTGGTGTCCGGTCAAGAAGATTATGGTGATGAGAGAAAAACTATTGATGTTCTCATGACCAAGCTTAGATCCCTCGTAGAAGAAACTGGAGTGGGGCTGTTGCTTGTCAGCCATCTGAGGCGTCCCGGTGGCGACCGTGGCCATGAGGAGGGCAAGGAGGTATCTCTGTCCCACCTGCGTGGCTCTGCCAGCATCGCTCACCTGTCTGATAGTGTCATAGCCTTGGAGCGTAACCAACAAGCAGACGATGAGATCGAGGCCAACACCACCACCATTCGTATTCTGAAGAATCGTTACACAGGAGACACTGGTGTAGCTTGCTACTTGCATTATGACAAAGAAACTGGTAGAATGACACAGATAGATAACCCCTTTATGGAGAATGAAGAATGAGAAAACCATTTGATAAGGCACTTTACGACAGAGCCGACACCAAGGCCAAGCAATGCATGGTAGGCTGGTTGAAGGAGAATGACCATACCAACATCTCCACCAACGAGACAACTTACTTTGATATTATATGCAGGGTAAATGATAGTGATGCCGACAGAATCCTCTATGAAGTAGAGATAAAATATTCTTGGAAAGGAGATTGGCCTGACTCTTGGGATGAAATACGAATACCTGAGAGGAAGAGGAGACTGCTAAACAAGTGGCAGGAAGAATGTCCTGATGATGTACTGACCTTTGTTGTCTTCAGGAATGATTGTAAAGAAGCATGGCACATAGACGGTCATACACTTCTGAATTGCGAAGTCAAGGAAGCCTCGAACCGTAACATTCAGAAAGGAGAGAAGTTCTTTCACATCCCAACCAGTGATGCTTATCTGATGGATATGACCTATGAAAGCAGTAGTTGATATTGAAACAGACGGTCTGGATGCGACCAAGATACATTGCATAGTTGCCCAGAACTACCAGACAGGGGAAACAAGGCGTTGGATTCAAGATCAGTGCAACCAATTTGGATCATGGTCTACTAAAATAGATCAATTTATTATGCACAATGGTCTTAGCTTCGATGCCCCTATCCTTAACAAACTTGCCAACGCCAAGATAAAACCTAACCAAGTCAGAGATACCCTAGTAGAGTCCCAACTGTACAACCCAGTGCGGCTGGGCGGTCATTCTCTGGAGAACTGGGGAAAGACTTTGGAGTGCGCCAAAGGAGAACTGAATGACTTCTCTGAGTATAGTGAGGAGATGCTAGACTATTGTATTCAAGACACAGGACTCACCAGAAAATTAGCCATACATTTAGAGGAGGAAGGCAAGAACTTTCAGCCGGAAGCCTACGAACTGGAGCGTAATATACGAATAATAATTGACAGACAAGAGCGTAATGGTTTTGCTTTTGATTTGAGAGAAGGTCAATTCCTTCTTGCCCAGCTAGAGGATGAGCAACATAAGCTTAAGGAACAAGCAGATGAGATGTTTGAACCAGTTAGACAGCAATTAAAAACCAAGGTTAAGTATATTCCTTTCAACATAGCAAGTCGTAAACAAATAGCGGAACGCTTAATAGAGAGGGGGTGGAAACCTGAGAGGTATACAGACAAGGACAATGTTATTGTTAGTGAAGAGATCCTCTCTCAAATAAAAGGAATGCCTGAAGCGGAGATGTTCAGCCGATACTTTCTCCTGCAAAAACGAACCGGACTCCTCAAGTCATGGATAAAGGAGTGTCAGGAGGACGGCAGAGTGCATGGCAGAGTGCTTACCCTTCGTACTATAACGGGACGCATGGCCCATCATAAGCCTAATATGGCGCAAGTACCGTCTGTGTCTAGTCCCTTTGGTGCGGAATGTCGATCCCTCTGGATAACTTCCAATCCACAGACGCATCAACTTGTAGGCACTGATGCCAGTGGACTGGAACTGAGGTGTCTGGCACACTACATGAACGACAAGAAATTTACCCAGGAAGTTCTCATGGGTGATGTACATACTGCCAATCAGAAAGCAGCGGGACTTGGAACCAGAGATCAAGCCAAGACTTTCATATATGCATTTCTATATGGAGCAGGGCCAGCCAAGATAGGAAAGATAGTTGGTGGTTCTTCCAGGGCAGGAAGAGAACTCATTGGAAAGTTTCTAAAGAACATGCCAGCCTTGCAAAGATTGAGGAGCGCCATACAAGAAGCAGCTCAGAGCGGTACGATCAAGGGTCTGGATGGGCGCAAGCTACACATAAGATCTGAACATGCCGCTCTCAATACTCTTTTGCAGGGAGCTGGTGCCATCATCTGCAAGCAATGGTTAGTGGAGATGGACAAGAGGATACGAAAGGCTGGACTGGATGCTCAACTGGTAGCTTCGGTACACGATGAATACCAGTTCGAGGTAGCCAGACCTGACATAAAGAGATTCACCCAGATAACAAAGGAGGCTATACATCAAACACAGAATGTTCTAAGTTTACAGTGCAATCTTGATTGTGATCACAAGATTGGAAATAATTGGTCAGAGACACATTAGTTGTTGACCTTCCTAATTTAGTATGTTATAATGTGCGTATTGATAATGGTAAACACCTGCGGCAGAGGCCGCTTTAAAGGAGAAGTGAACATGGAACAACCTATTTTTGTCACTGGAAAATGCTACTGGGCTGAGATCATTAACCCCTGTACTAGATTTGATGAAGACTTCTGGGGAATGAACATACTGGTAGATGATGACAATCGTGAGCTTATCGAGGAGACTGGCTTTAAAATTTACAGTGATGAAAGGCACCCTGCTGAGTACATTAAGACCAAGCTGAATTATATTAACAAGTCAAAGGGAAGGCCCAATACACCACCTACTGTATTGGACTCTCAAAAGAATCCTTGGGATGAAAATACCTTAATTGGAAACAACAGTCTTGTAACAGCAAAGATCATCCCAAATCCTTGGAAACGTGATAAACGCAGCGGAGTTTCAGCAACCTTACGATCCGTTCAGGTTCTTGAACTTGTACCATATTTAGATTCGGGAGGAGATTTTCCTGTTGTGGAAGGAGGTTACGTTAACGAAAATCTGGAGAGTGCACCCTTTTAATAACTAGAAAGGTAAGGGGGGGTGTTGCCAAAGGTAGCACTCCCTCTTTTATTCACATGAAGCAGATAGAAACACTTGTCGAAGACATATACAATTTATTTACTCTTGATCCTATTCATATGGAAGAAGAGGAAGTAGATAAACATATAGATAACTTTGGTGAGATGCTGAAGGTACACATCAAAGATTTCCTATATGAAAAACCTAAAGATCGCACCAATCTGAGACTGTCAGCAATTGGTAAGCCAGACAGACAGCTTTGGTATGATCTGAATAAACCTCTAGAGAATGTCCAGCTTCAGCCCTCTACCAGAATAAAGTTTCTGTACGGCTATATTCTGGAAGAGCTACTGCTTCTCTGCACCTCCATAGCTGGTCATAAGGTTACGGATCAGCAAAAGGAATTGGAGATTTCTGGTGTACGTGGCCATCAAGATTCAATGGTTGATGGTGTCTTGGTCGATTGTAAATCTGCCAGTGGTCCTGGCTTCGATAAGTTTCGATACCATCGACTATCGGAGGATGATCCCTTTGGATATATTGCTCAGATATCTGCCTACGCCCACGCTAATGGCGTCAATCGAGCAGCCTTCCTTGTTATTAATAAATCTACAGGAGAGATATGTCTAACCCCTGTCCATGAAATGGAGATGATCAATGCTCAAAAGAGGGTGGACTACCTTAAAGGAATGGTCGCAGACAGTAGTATACCTGACAGGTGTTATGCTGATGTGCCTGATGGGAAGTCTGGCAATTATAAGCTTGCTGTTGGTTGTATTTATTGTGGGCATAAAAGAGAATGTTGGGGACAATCTAACCAAGGTCATGGACTTCGTGTCTTCCAGTATGCGAAAGGTAAAAGGTTTCTTACAAGAATTGGGAAAGAACCTGACGTAGAAGAAATATTTGATTGGTAATGCACTGGAAATATAAGAAGAAATTAGACACTATAAATAGCTTTGGGTTTGTTTATATTATAACCAATAAGAAAACCGGAAAAGCTTACATTGGTTGTAAGCAATATTTTATTAACCGAAAAGGAAAGAAGAAAGAATCTAAATGGGAAACCTACATGGGTTCAAGCAAGCACCTATTGGAAGATATAAAAAAACTAGGTAAGAAGAACTTTACATTTCAAATTATAGATGAGTACAAGAATAAAAGGAGTTTAAAATATTATGAATGTTATCATCAGATGATCAGACATGTTCTTACTGCAACAATAGAAGGGACAGACGAACCAGCCTACTACAATAACTATGTGGGAGGTAAATTCTATAGACCTGTTCAGAAGTATGTTGAGTGATGATCCAGATCTAGCATCTCTGTTTGATGCGGTACAAAAGAATTCTTATAAGAGTCTTTACTTTGCTGTCGTTCTCCAAGCTATTCTTGATACTATAAAACCGATAGCTGCCAAAGAAGATAGTCTGATTACTCTTCATAGAGATCAGGCTAAATCATGGATATTTGCATCTGTGGGCGTCACCTGTGAGAACTTTGAAGATACATGTGACTTTGCCGGAATAGATCCTAGTCTAGTGAGAAAGTTTACGGAAAAAACTATTAATATAGGAGACGTTGAAAATGTCAGACGAAACCTCACCTCCTTCTTGTAATAGTGAATCTCACTATGAAGGAGACTTTTCTTACTTCAGTCATCTAGAGAAGCCTAGTGATCAAGAGGGTCCAGCCTCAATTACCTGTCCAGAGTGTAAAAAAGATGTATATGTATATCATTTTGATTGGACTGCACTCAAGTGCCATCACTGTGGAGTTGTAGTAGAGAATGATAAATGGCAGATGAAAGGAGAATTCTCTTACTCTAGTCGTATGGAGAAACTAGGCGATAGAGAAGGAACTTATGATTACTACCTACGAAGAATGAAAGAAGAGAATGCTCTGAAGAAGCAGGTAGGTGGTGAGCATTATAAAGACTGTAACATACAACCTGTCGAGTATATATTTCAAAACGATCTTGATTACTTTGAAGGAAATGTAGTTAAATATATTACTAGGCACAGAAAAAAAGGAGAGGGAAAGAAAGATGTAGAAAAAGCTATTCACTATGCCCAACTAATTCTTGAACTCTACTATAATGAACAGGCAGATAATGTTTAAATCAAATAGAAATCCTCAGTTCCGCTCCAAGTTCAGCGAAGACATATTCAATACAAAGTATTCTCATGAGGGGGCTGAAACTCTTCATGAGCTATCATGTACGTTGGTTAACGATGTCTGTCAGAGCAAGCTAACAGCAGATGAAAAAGAAGAACTAATAGATCATATCTCGAATCTTCGTTTTATTCCTGGAGGTCGCTACCTCTACTATGCAGGGCGGGATAAGAAGTTTTTCAATAACTGCTACCTTCTCAAGGCAGAGGAAGATACTAGGGAAGATTGGGCAAAGCTTAGTTGGGAAGCTGAATCTTGTCTGATGACAGGAGGTGGTATAGGAGCTGACTATTCTATCTATCGACAGGAAGGACAGATCTTGAAGG